CGGCGAATCTCCTTCTTTTTCACTTGTTCGTGATCAACTAGTTAATTTGTATGGTGATGACAATGTTTTCGCTGTGGATGAAGAGTTTAGTTTGATGACTGACTCTAATTTCCTAGCAGAACATCTTGGAAACTATGGACTTAAGTTAAAGTTCTTTTTTGGTGGTTTGGATGCTGATTTGCACACACTAAGTTTTCTCGGTGCTTCTTTTAAGAAAATGCCGTCTGGACTGTGGTATCCGTTGTATGATGTCGAAAGACTTGCAACAACTATGGTCTATGAGAGTGATCAATTGACACTCTCTCAACATCTTGGAAAAGCTTTTACGCTCATGGTTATGAGTCGACCTTCGGATAAGTTCGATATCTTCCACGACGCCTATAGAGCTCTAGTTTCGAGTGATTTAGTTCGAAATAATTTGGAAGACCCAAGCATTGCAGCTTATGCGTTTGTAGGTACACCTAGTGTGCACGATATAGATGCTTTTTTTACTGGATGTGAGTCAGGAAGTGGTAGCTTCGAGAGCCTTTTTATCCCGGAGCTCCTTTTTGATTTCTAAATTATAAAGGAATGATAGTTTTCCATCAAATCTTAACATGGGAGGCCCAATAAACCGCCTCGGTTTAAAAGATTTTTAAGATGAGTTTATCTAAAAAACAGTTTATGGCTTTGTCTCCAGCCCAAAGGAGTAAATTGGCTAGTCCTCCGAAGAAAAAGAGGGCTCGTAGGCCACGTGCAAAAATGCAGCGTCAAGTTATGATCGCTCCCGGTCCTGCTAGAAATGGATCCGGTCGTAAGAGAGGTCAACGACGTCAGCGCGGTGGTAAGATCACTAATGCTGGTAACACTAAAGAGTTTCGAATCCCTATTGATGAGGATGTTGGAATTATTTCTGGAAATACAGGTTTTGGAGTTGAGGTTTTGGCCTTAAATCCTGGAAGCCCTACTACTTTCCCTTTTGTTGCTCGCATAGCACAAAATTACGAGAGGTATGAGTTTGAATCTCTATCTTTCCATTATAAACCCAGTGTGTCTGTTTTCGCGACAACTGGTCAACAGGGATTTGTTGGTATTTCTGCGACGATGGACTCTGCTCAAGCAGCACCTACGGCGCAAAATCAGGCAGATATCCTTTACCACTCCCCTATTGTTGAAACAGCATTCCCCACGAGTATTTCTATTCCGAAAAGTTTTTTGCAGAGTAAGTCTCTCCGTGAAAAATTCTTTGTTCGTCAGAATGGGAACATCCCTGGTGGTAACGATCCTCATACATATGACTGTGGTCAACTTTTTGTTTGGACTAATGGTCAGACCAATGGTAATCAAATTGGTCTTCTTCGTGTAACTGGATCGGTTAAGCTTTCTAATCCTGCTCTTGACTTCGGTGTCACAGCGGGTGCTTTACCTAACTATACTGTTTCTTTGTTTACAAATGTGAACTTTATTATTGCTGCTAGTGGAGTTGCATTCAACATTCCATTTCCAACAGCGCAATTCAACAATCTTGGTATCACTGTTGATGCCACTAACACTATTTTCACTCTTCCTCCTGGAAATTTTAATATTGATTTTTCTGGTGATGTTGATTTGAGTGCAGCTGGTAATGGAACGGGTTTGACTGCACAATACAATGTTGTTGTTAATGGTGCCACTGTTAGCCCAGCAATGACATCTGTTTGTCCTGCTAGTGCTGCTAACACTATAACTTTACATGCCCAGGGTTCTTTAAACTGGTTTGTTCGTTCTAATGGTGCCTCCACTGTTTCAATTCGGTGTGTTTCTGTTTTTCCAGCTGGCGCAGCTGATGTTGATGCAATGATTCGTTTCACTGCAATGTAGTAACCTTGATCACGAGGTGAAACACGTGCTAAGCACACGTTAAAATGCTAGTCTCTTCTGGGCTTAACCGTTTCTGCGAAACTCGGTCCTCGGAATTGGTGATTATCAACTACGCTGATAGCGGAAGATATAAAAAAAAAAGATAACAAAAAAC